TGAAGTTCAGGTCGCTCCACAGGAAACCGAAATTACAAGTTACATTAATGGTGGTGTGAAAAAAGACGTAACAACAGAAACATTTAAAGGATTCAGTCTATGATCACATGTCAAGAATGCGAAGCAGAGTTTGAAATAACTCACGATAATATCAGCGAACCAGAGTTTTGCCCGTTTTGTGCAGCTAAACTTCGCTACGAAGATAACGAAAATTTAGACGACGATTGGTATCCTGATCCGTAACCATAAATATGGGGGAAAAAGGAGTACCCCATGTGGTTTTATAATAATGTCGAATTTACTGACATTGGTGAGTATGTAGGATTTGTATATCTAATTACTAACCTCACCAATGATCGGAAATACATTGGCAAGAAAAATTTTTACTTTAGTAAGACAAGAACTATCAAAGGTAAGCGAAAGCGAACCAAAGTTGAGTCTGATTGGAAAACTTATTACGGCTCTAATAAAGAGCTTCAAGAAGATGTTGAAGCTTTAGGAGCAAACAATTTTAAGAGAGAAATCTTAAAATTATGTAAGAGTAAAGGTGAGTTTGGTTACTTCGAAGCCAAGTATCAATTCGAAAATAATGTCCTAGAAACCGATGAATACTACAATTCATGGATATCTTGTAAAATTCACAAGAAGCACTTGACTTTTATAAAGGTTTAGGGTATTATAATAATATGGGCACGTGGAGAAATTGGTAAACTCAGGAGACTTAAAATCTCCCGCTTCGGCTTGTCGGTTCGAGTCCGACCGTGCCCACCAATTTAACAGGAGTATAGTATGGCACATCCTCATAAGAATCGCCCTCGTAAGGGACGTCGCAAGATTGGTTCGAAGAAGCGCAAGGCTCGTAACAAGCGTAAGTAATAAAATCGCGGGTGTGGTATAAGGGTTGTGCCCTAGCCTTCCAAGCTAGTGAAGACCAGTTCGAGTCTGGCCATCCGCTCCAAAATCAAGGTGCATAATGTCTAGGGAATTTAACATTGAAGAAGTTAGAGAATTTATTCGTAATTCTTCAGGATCGTCCAATATTTACATCGGAGCCGATAGCGAGCGGTATCGTGGTAGGGATGACCAGTGGTATGCTGACTACACAGTTGCTATCGTTATTCATCTTGATGGCTCACGTGGATGTAAAGTTTTCGGACAAGTAACTTCAGAACGTGACTATGACAAACGTCATGATCGTCCTTCATATCGACTGATGAATGAAGTTTACAAAGCATCACAAATGTATATGGATTTGTTCGAAGCTATTGGCGACCGTCATTGTGAAGTTCACCTAGACATTAATCCAGACGAAATGCATGGTTCGTCTTGCGTAATTCAACAAGCTACTGGTTATATCCGTGGCATGTGTGGTTTTGCACCAAAGGTAAAGCCACAAGCATTCGCTGCTTCTTATGCAGCAGATCGTTTGAAAGAAATTTTGGCAGATTAATAGGAGATATAAATGTTTTATACAGATACAAATACAGTAACAAGAGAACAGTATGATCTTGGTTTGCGCCAGTTTATGCTTGGTGTCTATAATAACATGACGCTTGCTTTGGCTATTAGTGGTCTCGTTTCAGTTGGCATTTATATGAGCCCAACACTCATGGCTGCTATTTGGGGAACGCCTCTCAAGTGGGTTGTTATTTTTCTTCCGCTTGCTATGTCTTTCGGCTTTGCTTTTCTTTTCGAAAAGATGAATGCTCGACAAGCTCAATTGGCATTGTATGTTTTTGCAGCAGCAATGGGTCTTAGTTTGAGTTCTATCTTTGCTATCTATAAACTCGGTAGCATCGGTCAAGTGTTCTTTATCTCGGCTGCTACATTCGGCGCTGCTTCGCTTTATGGATATACGACAAAAGCAGATCTTACTAAACTCGGTTCATTCCTCATTATGGGTGCACTTGGTTTGGTCATCGCTGGTCTTATTAATATTTTCCTTCAGAGCTCGGTATTCGCTTTTGTAATCAGCTGTATTGCTGTTCTAATCTTCACTGGTTTGACTGCATATGATACTCAGCAATTGAAGTCAATCTATGACTTTACAGTTGAAGAAGAGCAAGAAAAGCTAGGCATCTATGGCGCACTTCAGCTCTACATGGACTTCATCAATATCTTCGTCAATCTTCTTCAGCTTATCGGCGAAAAGAAAGATTGAGGAGTAAGCCCGAGTAGCTCAATGGTTAGAGCCATTCGCTCATAACGGATTGGTTGCAGGTTCGAGTCCTGCCTCGGGCACCACTTTTATCATGAAAAAAACACTCTTAATATTCCTTCTCCCTGCATTAACGGCGTGTCAATCTACAGCAGATTCGGCAAACCTAAATAACCTTACCACTTCGTCTTGGTATAGTAGTGGTCGTTTGACCGCATCAGGTCAGCGTTTCGATCCAAACGGGCATACTGTCGCTCATAGAACCCTCCCGTTTGGAACTAAAATCAAACTGACCAATCCAGATAATGGTAGGTCTATAGTTGCTACGGTAAACGACAGGGGACCATTTATACGTGGTGTCGGGTTAGACGTTTCTAGAGGCGTAGCTCAACACCTCAATTTTATTAAAAAAGGCAAAACCAAACTTAATATAGAGGTGTTGAATTAAATTATATTACTCTTCGTAGCAAAAAAATAAAAAGGAAAGAGTAATGAAAAAACTTATATTTTTACTAGTAGCAATGCTAGTTGGTTTTGGTAGTATAACTACTGCCGAAGCTAGACCAAAAGATAAGCAATATCATTATAGTAAAGTGCAAAAAAAGAGTAAACCTGTGAAAGTTGTCCAAAAACAAAATAACGTTATTAGACAACCAGTATATGATGAAGATACAGTAGCTGGTTATTGGAATGCGGAATATAATAGAAAAAAACCGCCATTAGAAGGACCAGTTGAAAAGGCAGCGAGAAAGTTCGTGGCTTCTAGCCAGGATTTAACAGAAAAAGCTTCTCGCCATATGGGTGCATCTGCAAACCAACTTGGATTACCAAGAAGTTTATGGTGCGCTGATTTTATGAATATGCTCGTCGGAGGTACTGACCGTAGAGCTATTTCTTATGCTAAACGTGGAACTAAAGCTTATCATGGTTGTGTTAACTGTATTGCAGTCACAACTCGTGAAGGTGGTGCTCACGTAGGTGTAGTATCTGGCTACGACGAAAAAGGCAACCCTATTATTGTTTCTGGTAATCATAACAGAAAAGTTGGGGTAGCCACTTATGATAAGCGTAGAGTTATAGCTTATCGTTATATCTAAAAAAAAATGGGGAGGATTAATTTTCTCCCCATTTACCTTGGAGATGAAAATGAATGAAACTATTATCAAAACTTCCGACCTTAATTGGTGTGTAGATATCCTCAAACGTATCGATGAAATCCTTAGAAAGCCAAACGTAAGCGAGGCTGATCTTGCGCAGGTTCATTGGTTAGTCAAACAGGGTTTGAAAGTGGAGCGTGAAGAATGAGCGATAAAGAAGATAAGATTTCAAATGTTCCGTCTTTGTGCGATCATCACATGATGATGTTTTTCAAAGACTTCGATTCTAGTGCAGCTTCTGATGGTATTGAATTCATCATAGCTAGAAATCTTATGAAAAAAGATAAACCTAAAATGATTAAGATGTTGATCAACTCTCCAGGAGGGGAAGTTGCTTCGGCATTTGCTCTTATTGATACTATGAAGGGGTCAAGGATTCCTATATATACTTACGGTCTTGGTGAAATCGCTAGCTGTGGTCTTATGACTTTTATTGCTGGTGAAAAAGGACATCGTTACATTACTCGTAACACTGCTATCCTTTCACACCAATATAGCTGGGGCTCTTGGGGTAAAGAACACGAACTAATGGCTCGTGTTAAAGAATTTAATAATACACAAACGAGAATCGTAGAGCATTATAAGAAGTGCACTGGTCTTAATGAAAAAGACATTAAGAAGTATTTGCTTCCACCTGAAGACGTTTGGCTTACTGCCAAGGAAGCTGTGAAGTATGGTATTGCTGATGAAATCGTTGACTTTTACTAAGGTGAAGTGATGTTTGAAAAAACTTGGGAATGGCTTGCTACTTTTGTTCTTATCGTTGGCGTTTATCTAACTGCTGTTAATAATTACCCGATGAACATTTACTTTAGTTTAGCGGGTAACTTTATGTGGATGTTTCTTGGTATTATGTGGAGAAAACCTTCTCTCATTACAATTCAATTAGTCGTTACCGTAATTTATTTTTACGGAATTGGCTTGCCTTTTCTCAAAGAATATGGTATACTATAATGGAGTTAAATATGAAGAGCGATTTAGAACAACTTGTCGAGTATGATATGTATTGCCGTGGTTTCGACGCAAACCTTAAAGAAGATATCGAAGCTTACTGGAGGCTAGTATTAAAATGAAAGTAACAATTTATAGCAAAGACAGCTGCGTTCATTGTAACAATGCAAAGATGCTTCTCGCATCAAGAAACATTCCTTATCAAGAATTGAAATTGAATGAAGACTTTACAAGAGAAAACCTTTTAGAGCTTTTTCCTAATTCCCGTTCCTTTCCAATCATTGTTGTTGATGGTTTTAATATTGGCGGGTATACTGAATTATCTAAAATGATTCTTGAAGAAACTAGTGACAATAGAAAGCTACTTACTGAAGGAGAGTGGAATGGTCGTTAATCGTGATGATATTTTGAAGGAACTTCGTAAATACGTTATGGAAGTAACCTTCAATAAAGTTGATGGTAATGAGCGTATTATGCGTTGCACTCTTAGAGCAGATTTGCTTCCGCCAAGCTACAGAGAACAACTCAGCGAGCAGAAGCAGGAAGAAGATTTTCATCAAACTAATCCTGAAGTGATTGCTGCTTGGGATGTTCAAAAGGGTGGCTGGCGCTCTTTCCGTATTGATTCCGTGACATATGTACAGAGCGTAGACGAGAACTATTGATGGCTAAATTAGTTATGGTGGAGACGTTGTCTCAGTTTCGTCATCGTTATGTAGTCGAAGTTTCTGATGAGGCTTTTAATTTTGAAGCTTCAAATCATGTACTATATAATGATGACGCAAAAGAAATGAGTCAGTATCATCTAGGTGAAATAGTACTTTCAACTAGAGAAATTACAAAAGAAGAATATATAAAATTATTCAATCAAGATAATGATTATCTTGTTGGGTGGTTAGAAGAATCTAAACTTAAAATGATCAACAAAACACAGGAGACTGAATGACATGGCATATTGGGGTTATCATCTAATTCTTGACTGCGCTGATTGTGATGTAAATGCGATCAACGATCATGATACTATCTATAATTTCACAAAGCAGCTCGTCAAGGATATTGACATGGTTGCATACGGCGAGCCACAGATCGTTAGCTTCGGCAGCGGAAACAAGGCTGGCTACTCTCTCGTGCAGCTAATTGAAACTTCAAACATCTGTGGCCATTTCGTTCCTGATGACCTTGCTGGTGGAAACGCTGTTTACCTCGACGTATTCTCTTGTAAGCCATACGATAATCAAATCGTTATTGATCTCGTTGCTAAGTACTTCGGTGCAAAAAGCATCCGTCCTAACTTCCTAACACGTCAGGCTTGATTGGAAATTTGTTATGATTTTTGATGATGATGCGTGGGAAACGAGTTATCGTGAAAAGCTTTCGAAAAAAAGGATTGGGTCTGTTGTTCCAGCAGTTACTTTCAAAACACGTGTTCGTGATGAAAGTGTTGGAGGATCCAATCCTTATCGTTGGCAGGATGTAAACAGCTACGATTATTTCGGAGGCAAACGTGTAATTTTATTTTCGCTTCCTGGCGCCTTTACACCTACATGCGATACCTACCAGCTTCCTGGCTTTGAAAATAGCTATGAAGCATTTAAGGATATTGGTATTGACGAGATCTATTGTATGTCAGTAAACGATTCGTTTGTTATGAATTGTTGGGCAACACAACAGAAAATTAAAAAAGTCAAAGTTATTCCCGATGGTAGCGGCGAGTTCACTAGCAAGATAAATATGCTTGTTAAAAAGGATAACCTTGGATTCGGCGAACGTTCATGGCGTTATGCTATGATTGTTAATAACGGTGTCGTAGAAGCTTGGTTTGAAGAACCTGGGTATACTCACGATGCTGAAACAGATCCATATGGCGAAACATCACCAGAAAATATTCTTTCATATCTTCGTGTGAAAGCTGTTGAAAAAGAACGTGGTAAATTTTAACTAAAGGAAATATAATATGAATTGGATTTGGTCTGACTTTGATCCTAACTCTGAAAACTCGCAAAAGTTGATTAAAGCAAAACAAGAAAACGGTCCTGACTTTTGGAAAGAAATGCGGGAAGTTCTTGATTATGATTTGAAAACTTTGCCGATGGCAAGATTCAGATTTTGGGCATATATGCATATTATCCCTCTCGTAACTACATCTCGTTCAGCAAGGTTCATTGGCGCTGCTTTTACTGCAGCTTACAAGGATCCTATTGTTCATGATGCTCTTATTGAAAATTGGGTTGGCGCTCCTTCTGGTACAGAAGCGCCGTTTAGAGTAGTTGATGACTTTAGCACATCAGCACAGCGTTGTCAGGACGTTGCTCACCTTACACTCAATGATTTTTGGCCAACCGATCTAAAGAAGTACAAGAGAATTCTTGAAATCGGTGGTGGTTATGGTAATATGTGTTCTGTAGTTCATGACATGGGATTTGAAGGGGAGTATACACTTTTCGACTTTCCTGAAGTTCATAAGGTTCAAGAATACTATTTGACTAAAAATGGTTTGAATAACATTAAGTATGTTTCAGATTGGCAAGATTTGGAAACATATGATTTGGTTATCGCGACTTGGTCGTTGTCTGAAATTCCTTTGGAGTTGAGAGAAAACGTAATGTCAAAGATCAACGATTCTAAGGATTGGTTGGTCACTTATCAGGAAAACGCATTCAGCGGAACTCTTGATAATAGCAAATGGTTCCGTGATAAGTTCGAGGGTCGTAATCCTGAGTTCACGTTCATTCGCGATGTTCCTTATGATGGTAAAAATTTCTATATGAAAATTAAATCATGATAGTAGGGTTTACCTGCGGAACGTTTGACTTGTTACATCCAGGTCATGTTTCGATGCTTAGAGAATGTAGTTCTCGATGCGACGTTTTGGTAGTGGGGTTACATACAGACCCCACTATCGAACGCCCAAATAAAAACAAACCAATACAATCGACCTTCGAAAGATACCTTCAACTCGAAGCAGTAAAATGGGTTGATAAAATTATCCCTTACGATACAGAAAGGGATTTAGAAAATCTTTTCGCAACTTTGAATATAAATAAAAGGTTCGTTGGTTCGGATCATTTAAACGACGCAACGTGTTTAGATATTTGTAACGATCGAAATATAGAAATTGTATATACTAATAGAGACCATGACTGGAGCTCTACTGAATTGAGAGATAAAATTGGAAAAGCGAAAAGCAGTATTCTTTGATCGCGACGGCGTAATTAACGAGCTCGTTGAAAGAGCAGATGGTAATTACACTTCTCCTTGGACCGTTGACGAGTTCAGATTCCTCCCTTACGTTAAAGAAGCAGTCAAGACCGTAAAGGATCTTGGGTTTATGACTTTTGTAGTCACAAACCAACCTGGAGTTCATGACGGTGATATGGACCGTTCTCAGTTAGATCTTATGAATAAGATGATTAAAAACTGGCTCGGTGTTGATGATATCCTTTACGCTCTTGATAAAACCTCTGATTATTACAAGCCAGGAAATGGTATGATCGAGGCATTAATTGAAAAGTATAATATCGATAGAGACGGAAGCTATATCATAGGCGATCGTTGGAAAGATATAGTTCCTGGATATAGAAGTAAACTGACTACAATGTTCCTTGGTGACTTGTATGTTTACCCACACGACTTAAAAGAAATTCAACCTGATTATATGTGCATTGACGTTTTGGATGCATGCTGCACAATTATGGAGTTAGAAAATGAAGGGTTTTGAAGAGAACGAGATTTCTAAGAACGCACATGGCGGAACGGAAATAACAAAGCGTAAACTTGCTAGTCTCGTTCCAGAAAAGTTGGCTAATGAGTTTCAAATTATTCCTTCTCGTTTTAGAGACCTTAACGAAGAAAAAATTCGCGTTTACTGGATGCACGACCTTGCTGAAGATCCAGAACTCAGTCATTTGAAATCTAAGGAAAGTAGAAACCGCTTTCATAAGTTCGTTTTCAACTGTAACTGGCAGCTAAACGATTTTAATACAAAGCTTGGGTTTCCTCTAGACGATAAAGTTCAAATTATCGAAACTCCAGTTGATCCTATTCCTCTTCTTGCAAAGGAAAAGGAAAAGGTAAATTTGATTTACTTTTCGACACCTCAGCGTGGTCTTGAGTTGCTCGTTCCTATTTTTGAAGAGATTGCAAAGAACAGACCGAATGTTCATTTGAATGTTTTTTCTAGCTTTAAGATCTATGGTTGGGAAGATTCCGATAAGGCTTACAGTGGCATTTATGATCGTATTCGTAATCACCCACAGATGACATATCATGGCTTTGCCGATCAAGCTACTCTTCGCGAGCATGTACAAAAGTCTCATATCCTAGCCTATCCTTGTATTTGGAAAGAAACTGCATGTAGAGTTCTTATTGAATCTATGTCAGCAGGTTTGCTTTGCGTTCATCCTAACCTAGCAGCTTTGTCTGATACAGCAGGACAGCTAACTTCGATGTATCAGTTTAATGAAAATATTAACAGCCATGCCGAAACTTTTTATAAGCATTTGAGTCATGCTATTGATATTGTAAACGAAGATCAGGTTCAAAACTATTTGAAGTTTGTTAAAGCTTATGCAGATAGAAGATTCGATTCTAACATGATCGCTCATCAGTGGCAAAATATGATGATCGATCTTAAGGAAGCTTATCCTACAATCGAGTCGCGTAAAGCTCCTGCTAGAACTTTTACATATAAAACATGATAGTAACAAAAACTCCACTGCGTATTAGCTTCTTCGGTGGAGGGAGCGACATACCTCAGTTTTATAACGACCATCCTGGGCTTGTTATATCAACAGCGATTAACAAACACATTTACATTGCTGCCAATCATTGTGTTGCTAATCATATCAAGCTTGTTTATTCAGAGATGGAATATCCTAAAAACATAGCAGACATTAAACACGATAGAATTCGTGAAGTGCTTCGTTATATGGGCATTACAAATAATATTGAAATTGCTAGTTTCTCCGACGTTCCTACGAAGGGAACAGGATTAGGTTCTTCATCTACATTTACTGTTGGCATATTGGCAGCTCTTGCTAAAGAATATGGGTTTCCTTATAACAAGAGGGATCTAGCAGAACTTGCTTGTCATATCGAAATTGATAAGTGTAATGAACCTATCGGAAAACAAGATCAGTATGCTGCTGCCTACGGTGGCTTTAATGTTATTCGTTTTGATAAAGATAAAGTATCTGTAACTCCAGTTCCGATTGGGATTGAAGTTTTGGACAAATTACAGTATAATTTATTTGCATACAATACTGGTATTAATCGTCAGGCGTCTTCTATCTTATCATCTCAAGTAGATAATTTAAAGAGTGGCGGGGATACTATAGAAAATACAAAGGTAATGGTAGATCTAGCCGAAGAAGCATTAGGTTATTTGATTAATTCTAATTTAAATTCTTTTGGCGAGTTGCTCGATAAATCTTGGACTTATAAGAAAAAACTATCAGAAAATATCAGTAACATTCATATTGATAAAATGTACGAAACTGCTATGTCTGGTGGCGCTCTTGGTGGTAAGTTACTAGGAGCTGGTGGCGGTGGTTATATGTTATTTTATGTTCCTGAAGATAAACACTACACCTTTACTAAGAAAATGAATAACTACGAAAGATTTAAATTTAAATTTGTAGAATACGGTTCTACCGTGGAGATGTTTAATAATGATAAAGAGTAAATTTTTTTGCGATTATGCTAATATGATCAAGGAAGCTTCTGTTAAAGTTGACGAGAAAGAAGTCGCAGAAGTTTGTGATATACTAAGAAATGCTTACCTCAATAACACCCCAGTTTATGCAATCGGTAACGGTGGCTCTGCTGCAATTTCTCAGCATTTTTCATGTGACCATTCTAAAGGTGTTTGTCACGATACTATGTTAAAGGGTAACGTAATTAGCCTTGCGACAAACGTTTCTCTTATGACCGCCATAGCTAATGATTACAACTATGACGAAGTATTTTCAAAACAAATAGAATATGTTAATTCGAAGTTTGTAAGTTCTATCTTAATCGCGATATCTTCTAGCGGTAACTCTAATAACATCCTAGAGGGGTTGAAAACTGCAAGGAGATTAGGATGGGCTACTATCGCTTTCGTTGGTTTCGATGGCGGTAAGGTTTACTCGGAAAAGCTTGCAGATAATATCATACTCGTTCCTAGTAATAATTATGGGGTTGTCGAAGATATACATCAAATGCTAATGCATTCTATCTCCCAGGAAATACGTAAAGAACACTGCTCTAATCCTTCTATGAAGTTGTAAAAACCTAAATAATAGCAGTTGACTTTAAACCGAATATACGGTATTATATTATTAGAAATGGAAAGATAGATGCATAGTAGTAATAACGTTATTCTATTTCCTAAACAGAGTGCTATTAAAAGTGAAGAGTTGGTGATAGAGGATATCGCTAACAAAGTAGAAATGATGAAATTATACCATATCCAAGAAACCATTGCAAACCTAGCTCCTATTATCTTCAATCAATTAGAAGTTGCTGGGTTTACTCTATCGGATGATGAAGTCGACGAAGATATTAAAGACGGCGCATTTATCATAGAAGCTTTGAGATCGTATATGTGTAAATACTATGATATCTACCACCCGTTCCAGCAAATATCAGAGAACGTGTTTTCCCCAGATAACGAAGAAGTTGGCGCACTTAGAATTGCTGACTCTCTTTGTTTAGAATTGAAAAAAAGCGAAACCAACTAACAGGTGAAATGTGATTATCGTTGATTTGAATCAGGTTATGCTTTCGAATTTGCTTATGCAATTAGGCAACCATACGAATGCGCAACTTGAAGAAAATATGGTTCGCCATATGATTTTAAATTCTATCCGTTCGTATAAGACCAAGTTTGGCGTCGACTACGGTGAAATTGTTATTGCTTGCGATAACACGAATTATTGGCGCAAGCAAGCCTTCCCTTACTATAAAGCTAATCGTAAAAAGAGTCAAGAAAAATCAGAACTTGACTGGAAGCAAATTTTCGAATGCTTGAATAAGATTCGCGCAGAGCTTAAAGAATATTTTCCATACCGTATTATTGATATTGAAGCCGCCGAAGCCGACGATATTATCGGAACCCTTGTAAAAGAGTTCGGGTCTGATCTCGGTAACGATCCTATTCTTATTCTTTCTGGCGATAAAGATTTCATTCAGCTACATACATATGCAAATGTGAAACAGTATGACCCGACTCGTAAGAAGTGGATTACTCATAATGATCCAGAGCGTTACCTACAAGAACATGTTCTAAAGGGAGATAGCGGAGATGGCGTACCTAACGTACTTTCTACTGATAATTGTTTTGTTGTTGGGGACCGCCAAAAGCCATTGACACAAAAGAAAATCGATGCATTGATTGAGCTTGGTCTTGATGATAAGTCAGATCATACTTTGTTCAAAAACTATATGCGTAATAAAACGCTAATCGATCTCGAATATATACCTAAACAAATTCACCACAAGGTGATGGAATCATATAATGCACAGGGCGGCAAGGATCGTTCTAAATTGATGAACTACTTTATTTCAAATCGTTTGAAAAACTTAATGGAAAATATCGCGGAGTTTTAAATGCAAATCGGAATGGCAGAATTTTTAGAAAAAGTAGCAAAGCTAAAGAGAACACAAGAAAAGGTTGATGCGTTGAAGTTCAACGATAGCTATCCTCTTCGCGTTATCCTTCAGGCTTGTTATGACCCAAAGGTCGAATGGGCACTCCCTCCTGGAGTTCCTCCTTATAAGCCAAATGAATTGGTTGATCAGGAAAACGTTCTTATTAGAGAATGTCAAAAGCTAACATATTACATCAAGGGGTTTCACCCCGATCTTCCGCAACTCAAGCGCGAAACTATGTTCGTTAATTTGCTTGAAAACGTTGCTCCAAAAGATGCAGAACTTCTTTGCCATATCAAAGACAAAAAGCCAATTAAAGGCATTACCCTTCAACATGTAACAGAGGCGCTACCAGGGCTTATTCAAGAATGAGTAAACAACAAATTAAAAAGTTTCGTAAAAATGATTATTCGTATGATGATGAAGAGGCAGAATCATACAATCCTAAAAATTTTGTAAATAAGCATAAAGAGCGTAGAGTCGAGCGAGCCCTCCGCACCAAGGATATCTCGGCTCTAACTGAAGATGAAGATGATGATTGGGATGATGATCATATGTTCGAGGTTAGACAATAATGCCCACATATAAATTTCTTAATAATGAAACTGGCGAAGAGTTCGAGGACTTTATGACTATCTCGGCTCTAGATGATTACTTGAAGTTAAATCCACATTTAGTTCAACTTGTAAATGGTGCACCAATGATCTCTTCTGGTCGCGGTATGGGCAAACCTGATCAGGGGTTCAGAGATATCTTGAAAAATATTAAAGATAAAAATTCAGGAGGTCTTACGAAGAGCACCATTAATACTTTTTAAAGGGTAATAATGGAACACGTTAAGAGACTAACAAGAAAAGAAAAACGTATTCTTAGGCAAAATAACGAGAAGGTAGATAATCAAGAAAAATTAAATTTTAAACTCAAAAATGTAGAACCTTTAACGCAAAACCAAAAGCTATCTTTTGAAGCATATCATAATGGTAAAAATTTGATGCTTCATGGAATCGCTGGTACTGGTAAAAGTTTTATTTCTATGTATTTGGGATTGAATCAAATACTTGGTGAAAATAGTCAGTATAAAAAACTTGTTATTGTTAGAAGTGTTGTTCCAACTAGAGATATGGGATTCCTTCCAGGTAACTCTAAAGAAAAGGCAAAAGTGTATGAAGCACCCTACTACGCAATCTGTACAGAGCTCTTTGGTCGCTCGGATTCTTACGAGTATCTTAAATCCAGGAATGTGGTTGAATTTATCTCCACATCTTTCATACGCGGCATTACTCTTAATGATTGTATCATTGTGGTGGATGAAATTGCCAACATGACATTACACGAGCTAGACTCGGTAATTACTCGCGTTGGTAAAAATTGTAGAATTATTTTCTCTGGGGATTTCCGTCAATCAGACTTCACCAAAGAACATGAAAAAAATGGGTTGATTGATTTTATGCGAATTATTGAACGTATGAAGTCCTTTACCTTTATTGATTTTAATGAACATGATATTGTCCGAAGCTCCATGGTGAAAGACTATATTATTCAAAAGGACAAATTGAGAATTGTCGCGTAAAACATTTATTCATAAGTTCGTTCCAACTGTTGAGCTGGCCACTGAAAATATCGGTGGCCAGCGTTATTACGTTTTGCCTGATGGCTTAACAAAGCTAAAGTCCGTCACAACTATTCTTGGCGAGCGTACTGATAAAACTGCTTTATTAGAATGGAGAGCAAGGGTTGGCGAAGCTGAAGCTCAAAAGATATCCGTGCAGGCTGCTCGTCGTGGGACAGCTATTCATTCTATTGCTGAACGATATATTTTGAATGAAGAAAAGTATTACAGCGATAAAGAGATGCCCATTAACATAGAATCTTTTAAACCTATTAAAGAGATTTTAGATGAACATGTTAATACTGTTCTTGGCGTTGAGATACCCCTTTATTCAAAAGCTCTTGGTTGCGCTGGTAGAACCGATCTAGTTGCTGAATATGATGGCGTTGTATCTATTATCGACTTTAAAACTTCAAAGAGAATGAAAAAAGCTGAATGGATCGAAAACTACTTTATACAAGCTACTTGCTATGCTATGATGTTTGAATGGATTTATAAAATTGCAGTTCCTCAAATCGTTATCATCATAACAGTTGACGACGAAAAAACGCCCCAGGTATTTAAGCTGGAGCGTTCTCAGTATGTTAATCGTGTGTTGGAAATTTTTAGAACTTAAAGTTTAATCCTACCATAGCAGAAACACCTTTATAACCATTGCCGCCATAATCGCCCCCTAACGATACAAAGGCAGAGGTAGTTTCATTTATTTTCTTATCATACTTTACACGAACTTGACCAACTGTTTTGAAATCTTTAGATTGAGTAACTCTAGTTTCAACAGAAAAATCTTGGTCAAGTTGATAACGCACACCTGCATATGGACGAACTTCTGTTCTATCTTTCTTTTCAGGGAGAGTAGATAACAAAGGAGAACCAAATTCTTTTGATGAATATATATCGCTATAGTTTAACGTCGCGCCGAATAAAGGTCTAAACCCGAAATAGTCTTTTCCGGAATAAACAGTAATATCCGTATATGCGGTATTTTGACTTACCTTATTTGAATTGCTTAAATTGAAACCAGTGAGGTTTACTGCTGAGTTATAATTTGTATTACTATAACCAACAGAAGTTTTTACCAAAGCAAGATCTTGTTTAGTTAACCAATAAGCAGTTCCGGAACCAGTTTTGAATAATGAATTTGAATTATTATATACATAAGATTCTACTTCTTCATAAGCACCAGCAATACCATAAGTGTTTTTACCGATAGTATTTTGATAACCGAAGCTTAAACCAGATGATCTTAAACCACCATTTATTCTAGTAAATCCTAAAATTGGCTGTGCCCACTGACCGTCTTTGATAGATAAAGCGTCGACGATAAATGGATTAAAGTTTCTATAATCTAAAGAATTTTTCAAAGCAACAGCTGAAGCAGTTTTGTTTGCTGAAGTTGAATCACCAAACTGATAAGCAGTTCCAGTTTGTGTTGTTGTAGTTGCAGGATTGTTTGGATCAGCAACGGTTGTGGTTGTATTGTTACTCCATGTCTGAATCACCTTCGGTGTTGTAACCGTTGTGACTGTATATGGCGTAGCAGTTACAGGAGTTGTTGTCTGAGTTACATTAAACTTAGATCCTGTATTCGTGCTAGATGTTGTAACCAACGTTGGTGCTGCTGTTGGTGTCCCTAAAGTCGTTGTCGAAGTAACAGTTGGTGTTGTTGGTGTTGTGCTTACAACTGTTGGGTTCGATGGAGCTGGTGTAGGATCAACCGTTGGCATGTTTGGATTGTTAGGAGCAACAGCACCGAACGTCTGACCGTTCTTAGTTACAGATCCAAGACCATCGTTCACATACAGAACTGGCGAAAGAGCAGTATCACCCTGATTGAATGAAGCGAAACCAAGACGATACGTTCCAGCATCTACAGTTTCGTAGTTGACGATCTGCCAACCAGTTGAACCGTATGAACCAGTCGAATAGTTACCTGTTCCTGGATTTGTAGCACCGAGCAGAATGTATTGTGTAAGAACGTTATTGATCTTACCAAGAGCAGCTGCGTTGCCTGTGTTCACGAATGTTGTGATAGAACCGTCATTGAACGGAACGTAGTCAGTCGATGTGTAAACCCAATACATCGAGAACTTAGTAGCAGCTGCAAGTGGGAAATCTTTATAGACCCATGCTGCGTTGGTAATGTTACCACCACCTTGTGGATTTTGTGCAGCGATTTCACCAGAAAGAGCAGATACAGAAGCGGCACTCATACCGAGCGCATTTGTCATATTGGTATATGTTGCTGTTGGATTAGTTGGTGTGAGACCAACCATCGTCGATCCCGTGTATGGGCTGATTGCCCATGCATTCATGCCAGCTTGAATTGTTTGTGTGCCAGTCTTTGTAGCTGTCCCAGCAGGACCATTTGTCCATCCACTGGCGCTTAGTGAGTAATCTTGTGAAAACGCTACCGATGTAAATGCAAATAGGGCGATTGTCGCCGCTAGAATCTTTTTCATTTTTGGCTCCATTATGGTTTGATAATTTCATCAATCATCAGACACATAACGAAACAACATCTCTACTCTATTTATAAATAATAAAAAAGGTGGAGGTTTTTATGGATACTTGGTTTAAATTAATCGCCGATGTCGGCTTTCCTATCGCTGCTGCATGCGCAATGGGATACTTTATTTTCTTAACGATTAAATTCATCCTTGCTGGTGTTATGAGTAGCGTCCAAGGACTCAGTGGAATCATTACTGCTCTCGATAACAGAGTTAAGACGATGAACCACGACGTCATAAGAATCGACACTCTCGTCTCCAACGCCATGGGTGTTAAACCTGACATTGACCGTATCGCCCGTGCGGACGGCAAAAACGATGCAAGAAGGGACTGACCATGGGTGATATTGCTCAATTAATTTCAAAGTATGGGTTTCCTATTGTCGCTGCGGCAGGTATGGGTTATATGATTTTTTATGTGTGGACTTGGGCTACACAGGAAGTTAAGCCAGTACTCTCAGAGGCTAATAAAGTTTTGATTGCGCTTATTGATCGTATTCGCATGTTAGATAATGACCTTATTCGTTTAAATCAAAAAGTTAATATTGTTCTTCAACTACGTAAAATGGAACATGACGAGTTAACAAAGCAAGCTCATCAGTTTTTGATCGAAGAAAATAACAGGTCCGTATCTGTACCAGAGCAAAAGACCGAGGAAAAGCCAGACGAATCCAATAAGAAAGTAAAGTAATATTACTTCCTTAGATTGTCTATGAACATTTTCGCTGTTTTCTTCCAATCGTAATTTTCCTTAATAAAGTTAGAGCAGTCAGACGATTTAAGTTTGACTGCTTTTTCGCAAGCAACTTTAAGATCCCAATTCATAGCCCCAACTTTTTTATTGAGGATATCGATTGGACCAGTTACTGGATAAGCAGCAACTGGTGTTCCGCAAGCAAGAGCTTCAATAATAACTATACCGAATGTATCTGCCTTTGATGGGAATACAAACACATCAGCATTTTGATAAACAAATGCTAAATTATTACCTGTTAATTTGCCCATAAAATTTACATACGGATATTTTTTTCTTAATCTTTCAAGTTCTGGACCATCGCCAACAACAACCTTTGTTGATTTAATATCTAAATCAAGAAAAGCTTCGATGTTTTTTTCTACCGAAACTCTACCAACATAAAGAAGCATTGGTATCTGCCCCTTTAATCTTTTCGGCTTCGGTGGTTTAAATAGATTAGTATCTACACCACGAGTCCATTTAACAAGATTAACAAACCCACGTCTTTCAAGATCTAATTTCAAACTATCAGTCGTCACCATCACAGCTGAACTTTTAGAATGAAACCACTTCATATATTTGTATGTAAACTTAGCTGGAAACTTAATCATTGCTTCTAAAAATTCAGGAAACTTTGTGTGATAGCTCGTTGTAAAGTTTCTTTTGTTTTTTACACACCAGTTTCTTACAGCTAACCCGATCGGTCCTTCTGTAGCGATATGAATATACTTTGGATTTAGTTTCTTTATCTTTTCATCTATGCCAAAAGGTATGGCTAAACTAATCTCATTATATAATGGACATGGAAATGATTTGAAATCGTTCGGTGTGATGAAAATAACATCATCACACTCTTCTTGTATTTTCTTTAAGGTCATAACAACGCCGTTAACTTGTGGTTCCCAAGCGTCAGTTGCGATAAGAATCATTTTACAGCTTGTGTTTTCTTATTTTTCAAAGACTTCTTAAGAATTTTAAACCAAACTTTCTTTTCTTTATCCTTATTTTTTTCAAGGATAGCTTTGTAAAGTTTAGAAACTAACTTATTTACTTTCATCGTTCCACCTTATTAGTTCGAATTTACCATCATAGTGTTCAACAATAGCAGTACAAGATTCTACCCAGTCACCACAGTTATAGTATTTAATACCGTTGAAATCGCCAATGTTAGCGTGATGGATATGACCACAAACAACACCGCTAACTTCTTGTGTTTTAGCAAAAGAAGAAAGGGTCTCTTCATAATTGCCAATAAAGTTTACAGCTTCTTTTACTTTGTACTTAGCCCATGCACTCAATGACCAATATGGCAACCCAAACCAGTTTCTAACTTTAGTAACAAGAGTGTTAAGCGCCATCGCTACATCATACGCCCAAGAACCTAGATGAGCTAACCACTTTGCATTTCTAATTACAGCATCAAACTGGTCGCCGTGTATGACAAGTATAGGTTTACCATCAACTGTAATATGAACGAAACGTTCTAATACGTGAATGTTACCAAAGAACTGATCACCAAACGTTCTTAGTATTTCGTCGTGATTGCCTGACACATATATGATATCAGTACCTTTACGACCTTTTCTTAATATCTTTTGTACAACGTCATTGTGACTTTGTGTCCAATACATATTTTTTGACATAGCCCAGCAGTCAATAATATCGCCTACCAAATAAAACTTTTCACATTCAAACGTTTTCATAAACTCTAATAGAGCATCAGCCTGTGACGCTTTTGTCCCAAGGTGAACATCTGATATGAATACAGAACGATACTTATTTACTATTGGTTCTGAAGACGCCATCCCAATTTTCTCCTGGTGGGTTTATTTTATATTCTTTTACTCTTTCCATCATCATATCATAATATTCTTTCATTTCACCATCAAATGCATTTTGAAGCGTTTTATAATAATCTTTTAGCTTATCCCACTTTTGACCTCTATAAAACTTTATAAAGTCCGCATGAGTACGAGAATAAGCAATGTTGATGCTATTCCTATCAACAATCGTGTAAATGTTAACACCTTCAGTTTTTCCTTTCACAGCAAGACAATCAAGCTCCAAGCATAGATATTCATCTTTAACTAACTCGTAAGTACGTTGACCTATAATCAGTTTTACATGATACGGTTTTGATTGACCTTCTAGTCTAGAGGCCAAGTTAACAGAATCACCGAGGCAAGTATAATCGAAACGCTGAGAGCTACCCATATTTCCGACAACAACAGAACCAGTATTGATACCAAGACCCATACCGAAAGCAGGAATACCTTCGTTGGCGATTTCAGCATTGAAGCGATCCAAGTCGCCAAGCATTTCAAGAGCTGTTTTAACTGCA